CGGTACCCTTCTAAACACAAACGTAGAATCTAATGAGCGTCAGGTTGCCGAAAGAATTGAACTTGCTAAGAGTGCCTATAAAGAAGCACTGGACAGCGGGGAATCAGATAGAATCTTACAAGCGCAAGAAGCACTTACTAATGCGCAGCAAGATAGCTATAACATTAAAACCTTCAAACAAGAGGCTGAATCTTTTAAGCCTGTTAACTTTGAAGAACAAGAGCAACAACTACCCGTTAATAAAGCTGCTGATAGAAAAGCACAGCGTTGGGTAACAGAGAATGACTGGTTTAATAAAGACCGTGTCTTAACTGCTGCTGCTCTTGAGATTGATTCAGAAGTACAAGGCGAAGGCTTTGACCCTGCTGATGACGACTATTACGAGGAAATTAACCGCCGCATGGCAGAGACTTTCCCTAACAAATTCGGAACAACTACAGAAGAAGTAGCTGCCGATAAACCCCGTACGAAGCCTACGTCAACGGCTTCTCAAGTAGTAGCTGGAGCCTCGCACACTTCAGCATCCCCGTCTAATAAGAAAGTTAAACTCTCTCAAGAAGACGTACGACTCGCACAAAAGTGGGGAATTACTCTTGAACAGTATGCCGCCGAAAAGCTGAAAGTAGAAGCAGCTGGTGAAGGCGAATATACAACAATTAACAGATAGCTGCGAAAGGATACATATACTTATGGCACGAAATACTACACGGAATAGCCAGTCTCGTGAACTGGAAACAAGAGAAACAGAAGACTACGAATATACTGAACCTAACCTTTTAGACATTCCACAGTTTGTTAGCAATAGATTTGACGAGCAAGGAATGAAACTACGTTGGATACGCATCTCCCTTAAAGGTAAAGACGATTATACAAATGTCGGTAAGCGATTAGCTGAAGGCTGGGAATTTGTTTCCTTGGACGAAGTACCTGAACTAGGCCACACCTCTATGGTTAGAGATGAAGGTCGTTACAGCGGTACTGTTTGTCGTGGAGATTTGGCTCTTGCTAAGATGCCAACCAAACGTGCTGAAGCACGGCAACGTCATTTCGAAGACGCATCCGCTGATATGGTGGACGCTGTTAACTCGCAACTTGAAAATGCAAGTGACAGAAAAATGCCTATTCGAAACTCAAGCAGAACAAACGTAACCAAGGGTAGAACTGCTAAGTTTGACTAATCATATTGGCAGCCTTGGTTCTTAATTTTAAAACTTAACTCGAAGGAGAATATAAAATGAGTGCAACTAAACAAGCTCGTGGTCTTGTTCCTTCTCGTATTCGTGGCGCAGGTTACAACACTGCTGGTACTAATGAGTACAGCATTGCTTCAGGCGCTGCCGCCAGCATGTACACAGGCACGCCTGTTCGTATTTCAGCTGGTTACGTAGTAGCTCTTACCTCTGCAGGTGAGACTACTGACGGTGTATTCCAAGGCTGTCGTTATGTAGAAGACGGGGAACAAAAATTTAAAGCATACTGGGCTGGCGGCACATCCGCTACTGACGCAGTGGCTTTTGTCCAAGATAACCCAAATGCAACTTACATCATCCAGTGTAATTCTACCATTGCTCAAAGTGCAATCGGTCAGAACGTAGCTGTTTCGGGCGTAGGCGGCGGTTCGACCTTTACTGGTCAATCCTCGATGGTAGCTAAAGCTTCCACCGTAGGTGCTGGCGTACTAGACCTGAAAATTGTTGGTGTGGTCAATGAACCAGGCAACGCTGTTGGCGATGCTTACACTAAAATCGAAGTAACACAGGCACTACATGCTGACAATTTCCGTCAGGTATATGTAACTGCTCCTGTAACTTCTACGGCTGGTAACTAAGGGAGATAATTAGAAATGGCTATTAATAGAGGAAGTATTTCCAAAGAGCTGCTCCCAGGACTGAACGCTGTATTTGGCGTTGAGTACGGAGAAGTATCCGATGAACATGCACCGTTGTTTGATGTTGAAAATTCAGACCGTGCATTTGAAGAAGAAGTTCTCTTCACAGGCTTCGGCACTGCACCTGTAAAAGGTGAAGGCGCTGCTGTATCGTATGACGATGCCCAAGAAAGCTACACTGCTCGTTACACACACGAGACTGTTGCTCTTGGCTTTGCCATCACAGAAGAAGCAATGGAAGACAACTTGTATGACACATTTTCCAAGCTACGTGCCAAAGGTCTGGCCCGTGCAATGGCAAACACCAAACAGGTAAAAGCTGCTGACGTTTTCAATAACGGCTTCAACAGTTCTTATGCTGGTGGTGACGGTGACCCGTTGTTCTCTGCATCACACGCTACGATTGGCGATGGCGACCAAAGCAACTTGCTTTCCGCTGCTGACCTTTCGGAAGCTTCGCTTGAGACTGCTTTGATTAGCATCTCGAAAATTAAAGATGACCGTGGTATCCTGATTGGTGCGCAAGCCGAAAGCCTGCACATTCCTTCGGACCTCGCATTCACTGCAGACCAGATTCTGAACTCTGCTTTGTCCACAACCATTGTTTCGAACTCTGGTGTGACAAACACGAATGACATCAACAGCATCCGTAACCAAGGACTTGTCCCTGGCGGCTTCTACGTGAACCGTAGATTCACCGATACGAATGCTTTCTTCATTAAGACTGATTGCCCGAATGGTGCGAAAATGTTCGTACGTTCGCCGCTTCAGACTAAGATGGAGCCAGACTTCGACACTGGTAACCTTCGCTTTAAAGCTCGTGAGCGTTATAGCTTTGGTTGGTCAGACTGGAGAGGTTTCTTCGGTAACGCTGGTGCCTAGTCACTAGTCTACTGATAGACTAAAAAATAGAAGGGCGTGGGAGTTGTATCCTGCGCCCTTTTTTAGTATAATAGGCACATCGAAGTTTATTATACAGGAGCGAATCATGTCGGCAAATCTTAGGGTAGCATATGTTACTTGCAATACTACACTGGTTAATACAGCTGTAGACACAGTTAGCGGTGTTACGCTGACAGGAACACGCATTAGGGGTGTCCATGCACAAGGTGTAGGTGAGTTTATTATCACTGGTACATCTGTAGATGCTTTTGGAAACTCTAATGGCGGTATCATTAAATTCACAAACACAACTAATTCGGATGTAACAGAAGCCTACCTCACAGACGCAGGTGTCCGTATGGGTGGTCCTGTTGTTGTCCAGTGTCCTACAACTGCATCAACGGTAACAATTTATTATGGCTAATTACACATACCTCGTAAACGATATTATTGAAGCATCTGAGAATGATGGCGCTGAGTTTGTTGCCTACATTCCTAAGATGGTTAATCGTGTCGAAGATAGAATGATAAAAGCCCTAGATGACTACGGGCTTGTAACTGCTACGTCAGTTGTCCTTTCTGCAGGTAAAAATATATTTGAACTACCTACAGGAGCAAAGGTTATTAAGAATATCCACCTTAAAGATGCAGGCACTAAGATTGCTTTGCTTCAAAGAACAGACGAATTTATTAATGACTACTGGCCTGTAAGTGCCAGCACAGGAACTCCTAAGTATTATGCTAGAAAAACCAATAGTCAAATTTTGTTTGCTCCTACTGCAAGCGCTACTTATGGTGGCTCTATTGTGTATACAGTTAAACCAGCTGCCTTAACCAGCGCTAATCAGAATAACTATTTCTCAGATGAATGCTACGATGCTCTATTTTATGGTTGCATGGTTGAGGCTACAAACTTTATGAAAAACTTTTCTGTTACTCCTGTGTATCAAGAACAACATAAAAATGCAATGGACTTACTGAGAAACCAAGCCAGAAGAACACGCCGTGACGATATGGAAGATAACTCTTCCCCTGCAGGCGGCGACAATACACTAACTCCAGGAGGAAATTAAATGGCAGCAGTTAAGACGGGTGCTGACGCAATCAGAGCAGCATTAAAAAGCGGTACAACAGCAGCAGCTGTAAAGAAGTTTGGTAAGCGTCCTGTTTATCAAGTTCTTCGTCGTGACCAAGCGGCTAAAGATAAGGCAGTTAAAGCTAAGGCAGGAGCTATGCCTAGCATTAAAAAAGAAAAAATGTCTAAAGAGGCTAAGGCTAAGGCAGCTTATGAGCGCTCCAAAAAGAAAGCAGAGAAGCTAAAAGAAGTTAAGCCCAAAAAACCAGTCAAGGTTAAAAAAGTTAAAGGCCCTGCTACACAAAGAATGTTAGATGACGAGATGAGAAGAGAGCTTAAGGGTGAAACTGTTAAGGCTCGTCGTGACCGCATTAAGAAAGCTTCTGACCCTAAAAAGAGGCGTAAGGCTGCACAGTTAACAGAAGGTCGTGAAACTTCTGCAGACTTTGAAGCACGTATGTCTCGTGAAGCTCGTCAAGGGGGTGGAACTGATGTAGGTAAAAAGAAAGCCAATCG